TTGTTATCAAGAGAAACAGGAGCAAGGTATTAGTAGTCTTGGATGCAGAACACTTCATCAAGCTACATACTGCCATGCATACGGACAATACATAATGAACTGCTGGCACTGTAAAGAAGAGTTGATATGGGGTAGTGATGAGGATTTAGATGACAGTGAGGTACATGATATGGTGACATATTTATCTTGCCCGGGCTGTTCGTCAGATGTCGAGGTGTACTTGCCCAAGCAACAGGGCAGGGCAGGGCATAGTAATTAGATGAACTTTACGCTGTTATGTGTTAAGAGTAAGGTGAAGGGTACGGTTGAGAGAGACCAATACCCTTTGCTTTGCCCTGAGCATGAGACCCCATTGCTACGCTGTCTGCGTATGCTAAAGGGTATAGGGTATAGTTATATTAATAAGAATAAGAATATATATAGTATAGGTATAGCATATATATAGTATGGATATATAAGGGTTATAGTATGAGATACCCTCTACCCTCTACCCTAACGGATTTAATTTAAGGAGATATGATGACTGAATATAAAAGAAAGAATGGAAAGAAACCACCTAGCACACCACTGGTTAATAGACCCAGTGCTTTTGAAGAAGACCCGGAGTTTGATTTAACTGATATGCAGAATGGATTTGTGTGGCACTATGTCAATGACAATTGCACACAAACTGAGGCAGCGAGAAGAGCAGGGTTCGAGTTCCCAGCCCAAGCTGCTACTAAGTTCCTCAATGGTAAGGACTATCCCAATGTGCTTAAAGCTATAAAGATAAAGAAGCAAGAGCTTGCACATAAGTATGCAATCACTCCTGAGAAGACAGCCAAGATGTTATGGAAGATTAGTGAAGAGGCATACGACAAAGGACAGTTCAATGCATCGGTCTCAGCATTGAGAGAGCTGAATGAATTAGCTGGTCTGAAGATTAAGAAGACAGAGAATCTCAACATATCAGCGTCATTAGATAACATGAGTCATAAGGACATTGAGGGAAGACTAAGGGAGATATTCGGAGGCGATATCATAGATGCTCAGTATGATGATGTATGACATTAGCAGACTTACTCATTGGAGATATATCCTAAGAAAAACCGAGGGAGGGCGTTTTCTTTGTGTAATTCGTCGGATTCTGACCCTAAATAAAAAAACAACGGTATATCAATGAGTTACGCAATGAAAGAGCAGAGACTTGGCAGGACATTAGCATGAGGAGACAACTACTATGTGTCCACAGCGCTAACAAAAGATAATACAGAGCCTCTGTAAGCCCTATAGGTAGGGACTCTATTGGATTCCACTTCATAGGTCGACTTTTATTAAATTATAAGACCCTACCACCAAATATTTGGGGTGCTTGCTCTCTGGGTAGGTATAACTCGGTTACACATATTCTATATTCATTTTTCCAAGTAAGTGTTAATCTCAACAGAAATGTGTATAATGGGTTTATAGAGGACCCATTATGAAAATCAATAAAGAAGCATTAAGAGAATCAATAGCAGACACCCTACTTGGAGCAGTATTCAACTTTCCTCTCTCTTGGCTCACAATTACAATACTCCTAGTATTCACCCACAACTCGTTTATAATTTCTTTAAGCCAATTAATCGTGTTATCAGCTTTGGCTATTGTCAGAAGATATTACACAAGAGTGTATTTTGATAAACACAACAAGAGGAAGACCAGATGAGTACAGAAAAATATGAAGAAGAGTTACAGAGAGTTGTCTTACAACTTGAAGATACGAACAAAGCTCTCTACGAGATAAATAGAAACCTAGCCAATTTGGTTTTACTCCATCAAGTACAACTGGTTGCTCTGGAAGAATCATTGCAGGTTCCAGAGAACGAAATCCTAGAGCCAAAAAAGAAAATACATTAATTTCAATATAAGTGTTGACTCCAATACTTAATACCCTTATAATAAACACTGTAACAAACAACATATTAATAGGAGTTTATAATATGGAACTTAGAAAAGAGAAAACAGGTTGGACCTACCACGGAGACAATTACACCTTCGTCTTGTCTGACGAGTGCTACCACGAATATGTGTGCTTGATAATCAAGCCAACGCATATCAAGGTATTAAAGAATTTCAGCGACATGTCTAATAAAGATCTGAAAGCTGTAATTATTAAAGACTGGTTTCAAGAACAGAACGAGGATGTAAAGAATCGTAATAACGAAAAGGCAAAGCAACGCAGAGCCAATACAAAGGTGGTGAAATAATGGAAAAGCAGAAAGAGACGAGAATACAAAGATTAACCAAGGCACTTTCGGGCAGCCTCAGCGAGGAGATATCATTGGTTTGTCAACATCATGGACCTAAGACATTCACCATAGGCAAATTCCTAGAAAGCCAAACAGCGTGTGCATTGTGCAAGAGCCAATTACCGATATGGCATAAAGACCAATTAGTCGCACCAGTAATGATTGCATTGAATAGGCTAAGGTCTGACGAGGAGAATGAGAGGAAAGAGAAGGCTAAGGCAGAGAAGGAGGCTAGTAATGAGTAATTCAGATGGGGGCAAAGGCTCCCGCCAAAGACCAATTCTTGACCAAAAGGAGTTCGACAAAAATTTTTCGCGAATATTCTCAAAGTCGAAGAGAAAGATTGTAAAGGATGATAAGGCGAAAGGAGAGGCGAAATGAAAAAGTATTTTAAAGCCAAGGTTGAAAAAGGTCACGAAATACCACCTAAGAAGGAAAGAGGAGCTAAGTACATTGATTTTTTAAATAGCTTGGAGGTAGGCGACTCGTTTATTGTGGAAGATGAAAATGACGCAAATGGAATTAGACAAGCTGGTTACTGGGTAGGCAGAAAGTTTACTGTAAGGAAGACTTACTCTGACAAAGACATAAAGAAGTTTACTTTTAGAATGTGGTACACAGAGAAAGTAGAGCCTATAACTAGGCGTAGCAAAAATCCAAAGAGCCTAAGCCTGATAAACAATGAACAAGAGATTGCCAGCAACAGCTTTAATGATTTGACCAATGGCAGAATACCTAATGATATTCTTTTTCTTGCTGAACAGCTCGAAGAGAACAAAATGATTGTTGAAGACATGAAGAAAATAAACAAGGTCGTACTAGAAGAATTGAGCAAATATAATACAAATTTAGAGGATAAATAATGTCTACATCGAAATTAATACTAGAGATAGTGCAGCTTTTTAAACAGATGGATAAAAAGGAAGCACAGAAAGAACTGATTGAAATACTCAAAAAGATACAGAAGGGAGAGCAATGGAAGCACTAGAATACGAATCAATCTACGGATATTGCAGGGTATCGTCTGATGAGCAAGCTAAGAACGGAACTTCACTTGGCGAGCAGAAGAAGACGATTACCAAGATGTCACTCTACCTTTTTGACAAAGAACCTGATGGTTTTTACATAGACGATGGTGTCAGTGGTACTTTAGACTTTGACAATAGACCACAAGGCAAAGAGCTTACAAGAAACCTAGAACCTAATGATGTGGTGCTAGTCGCCAAGCTGGACAGGTTAATTCGTAGATTAAGCGTGCTTTGTCATATCAGGGATGATTTTAATGAACTAAACATACATTTGTTTGCTCATGACATTCTTGGTGGTGCTGAGTCTATAAGTACCTCTAGGTCTCCGAATGTAAACATGTTTGTCAATATGATGGGTACCTTTGCAGAATGGGATAAGGAAGAAACAGCTAGAAAGTTGTATCAAGGCAAGATGGCATGTGTAGAACAAGGCAGACATATAGGCGGTGGAGTTCCTTTTGGCTATGAGTTAATCAAAGAAGGAAAGCACAGATACCTCAAAGAGATACCTGAACAGCAACAAATCATCCAATATGTGGACAGGTCACTCGAAAGACACAAGAAAAGTGGCAGGAAAACGCCTTGGCGTAGCATTTCTAAGCAAATTGGTTCTTTATACAAGATAGATATACCACCTTGGAAAGTTTCGAGAATTGCTCTTAGAAAGCTTAAAGATAGGGCAAGTGTGTGATATATTTGACCCATGTTAAATAAAGATGGCACATACCCACATGATGTAGGTTCTATTGAGCCAATACCCATAAACGAAAGAACGCCTATACTCGATGTACTTCCATCACAAATAAAAAGTGCAGTTCAGGGTATAGGTGGTTTACTTAACGACCCTCTTATGGCGATGCCCGGTGGCTTCGCTAGGATGCCATTAAAGAAATTAATGCAAGAATTAGCAAAGAGAGAAACTCTTTACAAGAAACATGGTGACACATTCCAAAGAGCTTACAAAGTTCAGCAGAGTGCAAGAAGAGATGGCTACCTTCCAGACATTGATGGAAGCCAAAAAATAATGAATAATGCTAATAACATGGGCAAGAAAATTAAATCAGAAATGGACGAGCTAACACAACTTATAAAAAACCATGGCAACTCTTGATAATATAAATATATTCGCAAACGGTGGTCCTGCTGAGAATACTATTGAAGATGAATACCAAAAGCTTGTAGCTGTTTTTGAATCGCCCATGGTTATGGGTACACCACCCACGTTTGAAGAATTTGTTGCTATGCGACAAAAAATCCAAGCAGCAGATGTAGCTAGAGAAACCATGCTTAGTCAGCTTGGTGAAGGCAATGTTAAACAAGCCTACGAAGAAGGTTTTACTCAACTTCCGTTGGCAGAGCAAATGGCTGCTTATGTTTTCCCACCAACAGGCGTGCCGATTGAAGCTTACGAGACGGGTTACTTTACTGACAAAGCAGGATTCGAAATGAAAAACCTACCAGAGTTTGCACTGGATGTTTTGAATCCATTCAAAAACATAGCACAAAAACTGCCATTTAAAGCCGAAGACCCTGTGAGTGCAGTGCTAGCTCCGCTATCAGCATTGGGTATGGCAGGTGGTATTGGTGAATTAGCCAATATACCTAAAGCAGCAATTCTAATGGGAAGAAGATTGGGTGCATTGCCTGAACCTATAAAATTAGGCTTGAGCATAACTAATTCACCAAGACGAGATATAACAGGAACATTAGGTGGTGAAATGAACGCACCAATTATACAAGCAGCAAATACTACTGGTGGCGGTGGTGGTGGAATAAGTGGATTAACTATTCCTAATCAAGAACCTACTAGAGATTTAGCAGGTTATAAATCTAATACACTAGAAGAAGCTAAATCTGTATCTGCAGAAATGTCGCCAAAAGCTTTATTGCAATACATAAAAAGCAACAAAAGAACCAATCCATCTAGTAACAAAACAGGCACAGCATTAAAACAAACAGAAATAAACGAAATAGATTTTGAAACTTTTGAAGCACAATACCCTAACAAGGATTACACCAACGAAGACATACTTAAATACATAGACGACAACAGGGTACAACTTTATCGTGTATCAAGAAGAGAAGATAACCCTACTTACAAAGACACTAAAGGAGAAGACATAGAACTTTATCTTGATGAACCTATGACCTCTGAAATAAGAGCCGAAAAGAAAAGTGCATACATGGATGATTTTGGTACTTTCTTTAGACAACAAAAAGAATTTATTACTAGTAATTTTCCTGATGGAATTAATTTACAAAATTATAAAGATTTTGTGCAAAGGCAAGACAAGCTTAATGAAACAGCGTCTTTTAATAGAGGTGCATCATATTTGGTAGATGAATTTCTTGTAAACAACGACTTTAAAATCAACCCTTTTGCAGCACTCGGAAAACCTCAGTACGATGTATACACACCAGCTGGGACCTTAGTAACTGAAAGAAGCACCATACCTGATGATGCTGCTGATTTTACAGACCTTTTAGATGCCGGCTTTACGTTTAAGCCTAAAATTTTAACTGAAGATTTAGGAGATGAATTTTTCGAATCTGCTGCAGATAGTGTAATAAAGCAGGAATATGATTTAGGTGATGGCGTAGAAGCCTATAGGTATGTCAGCGACAACAATCAATTTGATGTCACGGGCAATGCAAGTAGTGGGTTTAACGTAAGAGTAAATGGTGGAATTGACGATGATAATTTTGGCAGATATCTGAGCTTTGACGAAGCAAGGCTACAAATTGGTCAGTACGAGGGAACAAATGTAACTAAATTTGATGACCCAAGCTCAGAAGACTATTTAATAGATTTGGTACCTGATGATGTAATTTCGGGCAAAGCAACGATACCTACCAAATATGAAGGTTACGATGGTTACAAACTACCTATGGGCGGAGCTGTTGATTACGAAGAACATACTCTCCATCTTGCAAATCCGAAAACACCAACAAGATACACGGGTAATGACGGAACAAAACATTTCGGTGGCGGTGACGAGTTGCTTCATTATCGAACTACCATCAGAACCGATGAAAATGGCAAAAAGGTATTGTTTGTAGAAGAAATACAATCAGACTTACACTCTACTGCTCGTAGTAATAAAACAGATGCTACTTATGAGATGCCTGCAAAAGAAAGGCAAGAAGTTGCACAAAAAATTGATAAATTAGCAGGAGATACAGAAACACCGTTTGCTTATTTGCGTGATGATAATACCATTAGAATATCAGACGCAAACACCAGTACAAACATGCCGACAGAACGCTTAATAGAGATGGGCGATATATTTTTTGACAGAGCCGGTAAAATGGACACATTAGATGGCATAAGTCCAATTGCAGAAGCCACAAGAAAATTTGTAGACTTTAATGGTCGTGATAAAATGTCAGAACTTTTCAAAATACTTGAGCCTATAAGAAATAAAGGCAATCTCCCCGACTTTCCATACAAAAAAGACTGGGTGGATGCTGCTGTGAAAGATGCTATTAAGCTTGGTGCAGAACAAGGCGTTGACCGAGTTTCCTTTACCAACGCCAGCACACAAATACAAAGAAACAATAAAAATTTAAATTATGTGCAAGATAGAGTTATTGTTAAAACACCTACACGAGAAGAAATACTTGCTAGTCCCAAATTTGCTAGAGATTTGGCTCAGGACAAAAAAATGTATTATGACGATTATGTGAATAATACACATAACACAAATCTTCCTATTCCAACCATGGATGAATATTATTCTCGACCTTCTATGGGTGGTGAATCAGCAACAAATCTTGATACCGTTAAAGAAATAACTTACAAGCAGATAGCTCGTGATAAAGGGGTAGACTCAGGTAACAAATACACTGTGACTGATGTTGGCTATAGACTTGAAGGAGATGAAATATTAAACCCATCAAGAACACAACTACAAGGAGACGACTACAAATTTCGTGATACTGGGGTTAGTCTTTATCAGACTGACGATGAGTTATTAAAAACTTTTTCCGAAAAAGACAGACCTAAAATAGTCGAGCAAATTGCTGCAGGGAAGAAAAAAATTACTGTAAACATTGATGATATTGAAGGCAGTGGTAAAAAGTTTTTAGAAATATACAAAAACGAAATACCAAGAGGTATCAATAAAGTATTAAAAGACTTAAAAGTAAAAGATGCGAAACCAGACATTAGTAATATTTTGTATGGCAACGGTGAAAGAAGAAGAGAAGAATTGTTTGAAACCTACAAATCAGAAGAATTACAAGACTTAATCAAATACTTGAAAGAATCAGGTGATAGCGACACTGCTACACTTTTGGGTGATAATTATGATTTATACTTGCACCCATCAATCGGCATAGATTTAACCGATGAAATGAAAAAGAAAATAATTACTGAAGGCTTTGCATCTATGTACATGGGTGGTAAAGTATCAAAAAGCAATTCAATGGATAGACCCATTGTTGGCAACAGGCGAGAAATGTAATGGCAGTAGATTATTTAAAAGATT